GCCGTGTCGAGGGTGAGGGTGATGGGTTGTTCCGCGTTCGTCTTCTCGGTCACAGTGCCTCCACAGTTTGGGTACGGTTGAGTTTGTCAGGGTTGCGTGCCATCCAGAATTCCGCCAGGCCCAGCGCGTCACACGCATCATTCCCCTTGTCCTGCTCGGGCGGGATCTGGAAGCGTCTGCGGATGTGATACGCCCGGTGTTCCTTGTGCCTGCCGCGCGTCCACGTCGCGGGGTTCACGATTTCGATTTTCGGAATCCTCGCGAGCCTGAGAACGTGGTAGACGATTCCGAAGGCGATGTGTTGAACGTTCTTGTTGCCGAACTCCGCACGCATGAAACTCGGGGGCTCTTCCACAATCGCGATGCGAATCGGTTCGTTGGCCTGCTCTTCCGCGAGTAGTTCCGCGAGGTACCTGCCAATCTGGTGCGAGCGTTCGACTGCCTCTGCGCGGGAGTTGTCAGGCTTGACCACCTCGCAGCGGATGTACCTTCCCGCGTCAGAAAAGATCGCGGCGCCGAGAGCGGTGGTGGACGGGTCGATTGAGATAATCACGCCGCACCTTCCACTCTGTCCGCAGCCCACGCCGCGAGGATTTGGTCAGCGGTCACGGGATCGAGTGCGCGGTGCCGTTCCGTGAGTTCAATCATCGCTTCGCCGGTTGCCGAGTCGATGCACCACACCGGGAACTCTTTACACCGCGCCGCGAGACAACCCGCGATAAGCTGCGCCGCGTAGCGTGGCTTCATCCGTAGCGAGTCCCACGCCCAATTGCCGACCCATGGGGTTCTGTATGCGTAGGGAACCCTGAAACGGTGGATGCCTATTTTGTTGTCGTCGATGCTGTAACACGGCTCTGGAAGCACCATCGGTTCCAAGTCGATGACACCGCTGATGCAGATGCCGCCGATGCGACTTGCCGGGCTACCGTTCCGGGGATTGTTGATTTGGACCATCACGTCTATCACGCCGCACCTCCACCCAAAAACTCGGGCGCCTTCGCCCGCGACTCCACCTGCCCCACTTCGCGCACCGTGTACCCACCGATGCACGCGACGCCGTTCCCGTCGTTCATGATGCCCGAGAGTTGAGTCACGGACTTCGTCACGCCGAGGTCGTAGAGCTTGCAGCGGAGTGCTTCCTGTCCGAGCACGTCGCCGACGCCCTCAATTCGGTACTTCGTCTTGATGCCCATGCGATGCTTCGCCTTGTTGGGTTTCTTTTGCAGGTGATCGCGTGCGCTGAGGATGCTCCTGAGTGCCAGGGCGGTTCGCTGGTTGGTCGTCATACTCCACACATCCCTTCGCATTCGTTCTGCATTCCCATCAGGCCGGGGAATCGGAGTTGCCCCGCCTTGTCGTCGTTGTCGCGCAGGTCTACCTGATCAAGCGGGACGCATTGCCGGTGAACGTAGGGCAGGCCGATCAGTGGAAGGCGTCGCTTCTCTTGGCCTTCGATGTCCGCTACGCGGATGGCCCGATCAAAGCGGATGGCCCGATCCCATTCCTCTGGGTGTTCATCGCGCAGGCGTCTCCACTCTTCGTTCGACTTGTAGGGGCAGAACACGCACGCCGAGCGCGGAAACGTCCGATGCGGGAACCATTCCTCGGCCATGCGGATAACGGCCCAGCGGTCTAGCTTGCGATCAATCAGCGGGTACTCGTATTCGCACCACGGGATCTCAGGCGTCCGCATCCGCTGTCGCTCGTCAAAGCTGATACCGAAAACCTGTGTAACGTGCACGCCTTTTGGTGCACGCTGCCCATCTTTCAGGCCGAGCAGTTCGCGCCGGATGTAACGTTGAATCGGGACAATCTTGTATTCGGCTGTGCACTGGCGACGGATGATGCCTTGCGATCCGTCAGGGTTGAGAACGAACAGTGGAATCGATGCGTAACCGCGCCGGCCCGTCGATGCGTCTTCGTGGTATCGGTTGCGACGGAATGCGATCGCGTCCGCTTCGAGGTTGCCGTTCGACAGGCGAACGATCGGGGTCCGCTTCACCTGCTTTTCGAGCCAATCAAGATGATCGTAAACCTCTTTCGGTTCGGCCATCGTGTCTGAGAACAGAGCCACGTCGACGGGTTCAATGTCGCCTCGATCCGCCATGATGAGCAGGACGCTGCTTTGCGTGCCTGCGCCAAGGTTCAAAACTCGTTTCCTTCTGGTGGCTGCGATGGCTATTCGGGATTGAGGGGTCATGAGGCACCCATGAAAAGGTTTGCACTGCTCGCTTTCGTTCCATTCGCCCGTTCAAGATTTTTCAACGCCGCATCGTGGTATTCCGGCTTGAGTTCGAAGCCGTAGAACCGGCGAGGATCGCTTACGCACAGCTTCGTCTTTGGTGATTCGCCGCCAAGTGCGACGTAACCTTCGCTGCCGATTCCCGTGAATGGAGAGAACACGATCTCTCCTGGATTCGAGTACAGAAGCACGAGCCTCCGGATCACTTCGAGTTGCAGCGGGCATATATGCTTGATGTCGTCTTCTCCGCGACCCTCTTTAACATTCAGCGTGTCGGTTTCGATGATGTCATCCCAGCACGATTCCGCCCACTTGATCCAATCGTTTCTGCTCACCTGTCCTGCCGTGTCGATCCTGACTGCATTCTCTCCCGGCTTCCTGAACTTGATGAGGTAGTCGGGCAATGCGCCGCGTTGCTTGCATCGGTCGGATTCGAGGCCGGCAAATTGAAGCTCGCGAGACTTCGTTCTGATCGCCTGCGCCTGAGGGTTCTTTCTCACTGCCCAGTCGTATTCGTAGATGAACCCGGCCCGCTCTGCGATGCGAATGAGCATCCCGCGAAAGTCGAATAGACCTTGCCCGCCTGCCCGCTTCATTCTTGGAATCTGCATGACGTGCATGACGCACACGCGGCCCGGTTTGAGTACGCGAATGAGTTGCCGAGCGAAGAAACTGAAATGGATCTTCATCTCGCTTCGCAGGTCGTCACTGTTTCCGATGTCTGCCTCCTCGCTCGTGTACGCATAGAGCGCCGGGAACGGCGGAGAGAACACAGACATATCTACGCTGTTCTCTGGCATCTGCGCCATGCCGGGAATGCAATCCCCGAGTTCGACGTGATGCGTTTGGTTTGGATTAAGTAGCACTGCGACTCTCCTTAAAGATTGCTTCCTGCTGTTCGGTGTCTTGTTGAACGCGCTTCGCCTTGTCCAGAACGGTCTGGATCATGGGTCGTTCCAAGTCTGTTACTGGTATGTGCACGTTGAGCGGTCGAGTTGATCCGTATCGGTTGGACCGCTTCACGCACTGGTAATAGGTTTCGTAACTGTCCTGCAATCCGCTGAATACTTGCCGCGTTGCGATCTGCAGGTTCAGGCCGAACCCGAGAATCTTTCCCTTGCTGATGAGCACCTTCCGCCGCCCTGCCTTGAAGTCCTCTATCAGTTGCAGCCGCGTCTCGTGCGGTGTGTCTCCGTCAATGTTTGCCGCGCCGGGAATCTCCGCTGCGATCCGTTCCTGCTCGTCGTTGTAGATGCACCAGATGATCGTCGATTCATCGGGCCATGAGTCGACAAGCGATTTGATGTATGCGGGCTTCGCTGTATCAACCCGCTCGCCTTTGTGGGTTCCCTTCGCAAGCTGCGCCATCTTCGTTCGCTTCGTGATTCCGCCTGATGCTGCCTGAACAAACATCGTTCCGGTTCCCTCAAGTGCGAGGCTCGTCTGCTCGGCTGTGAGCGGGACGTCATGGATGTGAACATGAATCGGCGGGATATTTTCGCAGTTGTCTTTCCATCCGTAGGTGTTCGGGTTCGTGAGAAAGATCGACCAGTGCGAGAGTGCCCGATAGAACGGTCCGAGAGCGTGCGGCTTAAGTTCCCATCGATTGTCTGTCTGTCCACGGTTAACGAAGAATCGAGCCAGGAACGCATTCACGGTCGGATACTGATCCAGGAATACCGCGTGATTCGCGTACTCGATTCGATCGTTCGGAGCGGGTGTGCCGGTGAGGCACAGTTTCCAGTCAATCCCTTTGCCGAGTCGGATACACGTCTGCGCCCATTTTCCGTAAGCCGACTTCAACATAGACGATTCGTCTAGAACCATTCCCGCGAGCCGCCCCGGTTCAACGTCATCCGTCAATGCGTCATAGTTGGTGATGCCGATCTTCGCCGTGCCGCTCGCGAGCCAATGATTCAGATCCTTCGCGTGAACGTGATCGATCAGCGGGTAATCGTTGCCGTAGAACTTCACCGCCTCTGCGATCATTTGGGGAATGACCATTAACGGGGTGACGATCAATACGCATCGGCCCGCGTCGATTTCAGACGCAACATGCTTCGCGTACTCGAGTGCGATCAATGCTTTGCCCAATCCGCAGTCGGCGAACACGGCGAACTTTCCACGCTCGATCGACATTCGCGTGATGTCGGCTTGGTAATCAAACAGGAATGACGCGGGGTTGTATTTCGTTTTCGCTCGCCGCTTAACCTTCATCCCGATTTCCGCTGCGTACTCTGCCGGGAATATCGCGGTCCGCCCCGAGAACTTGAATCGCGGCAGAGACTTCACGGCGAGGAACTTTCGATAATCGTCCACGCTGTTCAGGTCTAATCCGTAGGTCATGGTTGATAGCTGATTGGTCACGCTGCACCCGCTTTCGATTGAATGGACTTCGCGTAGTCGGGGAAGTAGTGCCACACGACGTCAGCGTATTGATGGTCGCGGAGCATCCGTTGCTTGGCAGACCGGCAGCCTTGCAGGACGGTCGTATGGTCGCGGCCACCCAGAGCCAAGCCGATTTCCGCGAACGTCAGTTTCGTCTGATGCCGAGCGAGAGCGCCCACGAGTTGGCGTGCCTCTGCGTATCGCCGCGAACGTGACTTGCTGATGACTTCGACGCGCGTCACGCCCATGATGTCGCAGACTTGGGCGATGATGGTGTCGAGCGTCTGGTATCCGGTGAGCGCGACCTGCTCGCGTGTCGGGTGGACCCAGCCGCATTGGGGGCATGGGGTGTTCATCGTGCCTCCACTGCTTCCCACTGGTACAGGTTGAACTCGACAACGCCTTCTGTGAGAGGCCGGTTGCGTGTGAACACAACTTGGTTTTCGTCCTCTCCGATGATCTCGTGAACGTCCACCTCATACGCACCGAACCGATAGAGCTTCAGTTTTGCGTATTCGGTTTGGTCGAACCACCGCCTCAGTTGATCGACAGAGCGACAGCCACAACCGATGGACCAACCCGGCTGCAAGCGAATGTCTTTCACCTGCTGCCGATCGTGCATCACGTAGATCGGGCGAAGGCTCATATCGGGGTTTTCTCGCACCCAAATGCGACTGAATCCGGGACGCCATGGCCCGCGTCCATCCGGTCCCTGCACTCGATAAACGATTTGATTGCTCATCGTGCCTCCTGAAACAGTCCACCGCGCACCAGGCCGTGCGCTCGTGCGTGCGCAGCCACCAGCGACGTCAGCCGTTTGGAACGCCGTAGCTCGTCCGTCTTGCGGTGCGGCGAGTAGCACCGGAACGCCTGCACGTCCGGTTCGAACTTCGCGATCTCTGCGCGGGCCAGCGTTTCGAAAGTCGCGTCGGACATGGCGGCGCAGATCGCTTCGTCCTCGTCCTGCTGCGCTTTGATGGCGTCGCGCTCGGCTTTGACGCGGAGGAAGTTGAGCTTGTCCCATGCTGCCACGTCCTGCTTAACAGGGGTCACGCCCCATTCGCGGAGGATCTCGCGGGCCATGTCGCAGGTCGGAACGAACGGGTCAGACTTCATCCGCACTGCATCTATCGCATCCGCAACGGTTTGGTCCGCGTATCCTTCGAACTGAGACTCCCAAAACGACTGGAATCCATCCGGGAAACGGTCGCGGGGCCAATGGCTCAACGCTTTGTTGATTGCTTCTGCCACGTTTTTTCACCTTTCTTTTCTGCGGGCGGGGCGGTCGAACTCGAACCCGCCCCCGAAAGCGCACTCGAATCACGTAATACGACAGACGAATAGGGCGCGCAACTGCGCGCAGCCTGCGCGCAACTGTTTTCAGAAGGCAGCGGACACTTCGGCGCGGTTCTCGTAGGCCACTTAGTATCAAGCACTTGCAGATAAGACTTGCCGTCGACGACGTAGAGGCGGACAAGGTTGGCTGACTCGACTTCAGCGAGCCAGCGGACAATGTTGACCTCACAGACCTTCGACAGTTGCAGTGGATAAAGTGTGGCCAGGAGAATCGACGGCCGGGCATCGTGCAGCCCGTAGTCGTCAACCTTGTTGAGCAGGCGTCGGTAAAACACTTCTGCCTGCGCGTCGAGCAGGTTCACTCGCTCGCTCGTGATGATTCCTTCGCGGATGATGCGGCTAGGCATTGCTGCCTCGCTTCGCCTGTCGCAGTACATCGTCAATCAGGAAGGCAATCAGAAAAAGAAAACCCGGACACGGCTCTGCAAAGAAGCCGCGGCAAGGATGCCAGAGGCGTGTACCGTGTCCGGGTTGTGTCATAGAGCATCCGTACCGAGCGTCTTCTTTGCGCCCGCAATGCTGCCGCGTGAAGCCTGCCGCGTCAATCTAAAAATCTTGCCGCACGGTCGCAGCCTGATCGATTCCGATGATGTCTTGGGTTTCGGTCATCACTTTTCGCTCTTCAAAAACGCGGGCTTGCCGGTGTTCACTTCGCCCCATGCCTTTTCCTTGATGAACTTCAATCCCTTTGGCCACCGTGCGAGGATCGCGTGATTGAGCGCGCTCACCTGCTCGGGGCTGATGCGAGCTTGAATGCAATCGGCGTAAAAGCTGGCCATCAATAACCGAGTGACAGTCTTATCCTTCGCCGCATTCATCGCGTTGCTGAAGTCCGAGTCGGCACTGTAGACGCGGGTGATCGTGATTTGGTCGCTCATCTGTTTCTCCTCAATCCCCGCCGCGCCGTCAAGCACAGCGGGAGGGGTTATTCGTCGTCCTGCTCTTCGTCGCTCACCTTGCTCGTCTTCACCTTCGCCTTGTCGGTGTGCTCGATCGTCACCTCACGGCCACCGACCGAGAACGCTTCAATCTTGAGCGACTTCGCGAGTTCGACCATCGCGTCATGCGCGGTGTCTTCCTTCGCCTTCGCTTCGTCGAGCGCCTCCTTTCGGTCGTCGCGGATCTTGATCCAGGACTTGGCCAGCTTGATGAGCTTGGCCTCCTCGGGCTTACTCTTGTCCAAGTCCGGGAACATATTGCCCTGTTCGCCGATCTCGGGTGCGTCCTCTACCGCAGTGCCGCCGCTTGAAATCCGTTCTCTTGCCATCGCAAAACTCCATTGTTACGCGGCACCATCGCCGCTGAATGACTTAGACGGGAATCGAACCCGCTACAGAACTGACGAAAGGCTCCTGCGTGTCTGCACTCGCATTCACCCGCGTTTCTAAATCCAGAGCAACCCGGATTCTTCCACGCTTCCCGCAAGGGTCGTCAGGCGTGTCACCGTCCACGCCGCTAAGTCAAAATGGCCAGCGTCCTTTACTTAGACGAGCCGCCAGGAGACGGCACCGGGCATTACTCCCGGTATTTCTGGCACTAGTTAAAGCCGCCCCGCCGTTATCCGTTCGCAAGGTGTCTGCATTCCCCGGTTGCCCGGTGCATAGCGCCTCGCGTGTCTGGCATCGCTCGCGTTCTCCATCACTTGAGACGGCTTTCAGCTTTCGCTGCAGGGTCGTGGATGGTGCACTGAGGCCGAAGCCTCGCGACGGAACTGAAACTCGAACGGGGTAGCTCATGTCGTTTACTCAGACTTCACTGCAATGTTTTGTTCGTGTCGCCGCCGCTCTTCCTGTTGAATGCACTTAAGAGCGTCTTCGATTTGTTGAAGATGCTTCACTGCCTCTTCGTCTATTCCACCAACGCAAGCTAGCTCGCGAACTTCACGACTTTTGCGAAGATGTTGATGCAGGCGAACGTGTTCCTCGGAGAGAATCTGAGCTGCGTAGTACATCGCGTTATCCTTCCTTTCACTCGCTCAACGTCCCATCGCTCGCCAGCTTGGCACCCTTGGCAAACTTCGACAGGAACTTGTCCCGCAGAACCCAGCCGCTCCGCGCACCCTTCGACATGGGCTGCATCTTGAGAGCCTTCAACGCGCTATCGACTAACTCGGGGTCGAGCTTCCGAGCCTTCCCGATGTCGTTCACTTCGGTGCAGAAAGAGGTCCAGGTCTGTGCAGCCGCGTCCAGTTCGGGCTCATCGTGCGCGGGCTCGTGCTTCTCTTCCTTCGGGGCTTCCTTCGCCTCATCTTCGTTCGGGATCTCGCCGGGCTGAGGCTCGGGGTGTACGTCGATCGGGTCTGGGAGAGCAGCCGCAGAGGTTTGCTTCGCGAGCTTGAGACGGTCGTTGAGCTTCGTCGTTTCGTCAGGCTGCGAGACGATGATCGAGGGGTCCACGCCTTCCGCCTTGTTGTCGGAGTCGATCGCGTCCGCGAGTTCCACGCTGATCGGCAGATACTTCGCCAGCCGCTTCACCACCGTCTTGCGGGCCATCTCGTCATAGTGATCGGCCCATGGTCCAAAGCCTTTCTTGCCGCTCTGCGAGATGGCTTTGATCTTGTCGATCTGCGCCCGCGTCATTAGTTCGAACTGGTGCCCGCCGTCTTTCAGGGTGGCCACGCCGTACACGAGCCGCATCTTGCCGGGCTCGCCGTCGAGGCAAGGCTTGTGCACGAGTTTGGCGCCCTCGATCGAGTAGTCCAAATCGAACGTGTCGCCTTCGTACACGATGCGGGCTTCAATGCTCACGATCTGTCCAGAGCGCCGGGCCAAATCGATCAGGCCGCGATAGCCGACCACGAGTTGGCATTCGTACCCGCCCTTCTTGTTGTCGTAGAACGGCACCAGGTAGGCCGAGCCGAGAGCCCCGCCGCAGTCGAGTCCGAGCTGTGCCGCAGTCATCACCGATTGCAGAATGCTCGTCTGTGAGCACTTCATCAGCAGTTCGTTTTTCGAGACTGCCACCAGTGCGATCTTGAGCAGCCGATCCGCGTCAAGATGTTTGGGGAGCACCGCCGCGATCGAGTCGCGTCGGCTTTCGAGTAGCTGCTTGAGGCTGTTCGCGGGATTGTCCACGCGACGCGCCACCGCGTTGTTAGGTCGTTCTGCTATTCCGGTTCCGTCTGACATGATTCACTCCAATCGTTTCTAGTGTTCACCCCTGCAACGCGCGCCGCATCGCATACGGGGCCATCTCAATTTTGTTGAACGCCTCGGGGTAGCCGGGCCAGTAGCCGTCACGCTCGCACCGTGCGTAAATCTCCATGAGCTTGCGGTTCTGATCGCGGGCAATCTCAACACTCGCGTCCGTCGTCTCCACCGTGTAGCAAGCGCACCCGTGCGGTGGCGATTTCTCGATCGCGATGAAGATGAACGTGCTCACGGGCCGGCCGATTGCCGCTGCCAGGTCGAAGTAAAACGCCGCCTGCCGGAAGTATCCGTAATCCGTCATCTCGCGTTGAAACTCTGTCGGGCTCGCGTTGGTGGTTGTCTTGATGTCCGCGATCGCGTTGAGAGAGTTCGGACGCCACAGGTCCATCTTGCCCTTACACAGGATGCGATGCCCTTCGACTTCCCGCTCTGTGATGATCGCTATCTCTTCGTCGTCTTCGTCGTCCTGATGCTTCATCACGAGCGCGGCGGATGGTTGAGCGTAGATCGCCGCCGCCATCGCCTCGATTGCTTCGAAGTCGTCGCGACTGATCGCACCCGCAAGAGCCTCAGAGCCTGCAGGCTTGTGCTGTCCGCAATAGCCCGCCCCGCCGTGCATGTAGCTGGCGTCGTTTGAGCAGTGGTTGCCCGCGTTCTTTCCGGTCTTGAGGATCGCGGAACATTGAACCGCGATCGGGTGCCGCGTCGTGAACTCATCAGGCTCGAGCATGTACGTGTGAAACGCCGAGCCGAACCGCATCGCATCTGTTGGCGTCTTGGGGTTGCGTCGCTGCCAGTCGAGATGCGCGGGGGAGTATTCCTCGATCGTGTCCAGGCTGTGCTTTGAGCAGAGGTGCAGCGCGTGATAGGCCGCATCGGGCATCTTCTGCAGGCCGAGTTGGATGGTTTGTTCTGCGAGTGTCATCGAAACTTCCCCTGCAAAAAGAGTGTCAGCACGTCGTACACATCCAACTCCGCGTTCACAGGCACCTGATGCGAGCGCCGCTCGCCGATGCGTTGGACATAGACGATGTTGGTGGCCGGGTAGAACCACAGCCGCATCTCGCCTTTGAACATCTGATAGGAGGTCTGATTCGCGGTGAGTATGACGTCCTGTTGCAAGGCTTCGTCAACCGCCGCGTTGTAAACCTCGCGACTTCGCGTCACGCGGTCACAGCGCCGCTTGTGCTCGGACTCGCGGTCGAGTTCTGCAAAGATGGATTCGAGACGGTTGCTCACATCATCCTCCAAATCCGCCACACGATGATTCCCACCAACCCAGCCGAGAGAACACAAAGCGCCGCCGACAGCCGCTTCATCTGCCGCAACTCGCGGGCTGTTTGTTCTGCGGTCGGGAGGTCGTCGCCGTAGCACATTGGGTTAAGCCTCAGCCGTCAATCGGTTCTTCAATAGGTTCGACGCCTTCTGGTGGCTTGGACCACGCGCCCTTTTTCGTCAGTTCGGTTTCCCAGAATTCGCGTATCTCTTGTGTGCAATGGGCCACCGCGTCAGCCCACGTTCCTTGCCGTCCGTGCCTCATTTGAAATCGCATCGCGTAGTAAAGGCTCTGTGCGTTGTGCGGCAACGTTGGCTCATGTTTGACCGCACAGATTCGGCAGTGGCCTTCTTTTGGTGGCAGAAGTGTCATTGATGGCTGTGACATGGTTCACCTATCCGTTTCGCAAAGCCGGTCCATCAGTTCCTCAATCGCCGCGTCATCTGGTCGCGCTACAGGCGGGTGGCTGGTGAATCCCTCGCGGTCGAGCATCGCCTCAACGGTCGCGTCGAGGCGCGCGGCAATGTCATACGTGCCCCCGTGAATCTGCCGCCGAATGTTGAGCAGGCGACGCTCGCGGGTTTCTCTGCTGAAGTCGCCGAAGGTTCGGGAATGAAGACTCATTAGATTCCTCTCTGTTGGAGTTTGACGATGTTGGGCTTTGCCGCCGCTGCCTGTTCGCGTCGAATCGCCTCAGCGATTTCCTTCCGATGGATGGGAAACGATGGAGGCGCCGCGATGCCGATGCCAACCGTGTCAGAGCCGATGCGAGTGACCATGATTTCAATGGTGCCGTTCGGCGTGTCGATGACGATTGACTCATCCTTGTGGCGTGTGAGGCAGAGCATCCTGTCTCCTGTTAGTTTGAAGCCCGGTCGGCCAGGGATTGCCAACCGACCGAGCCGGATTGCGCGGGAACGTCCCGCGAGTGAATGACTTGGACGGGAGTTGAACCCGCTACAGAACCGACGAGAACGAGAACCGCGTATCTGCTTTGCGCTCGCCCGCACTACTTTAAGCCAGAGCAACCCAGCCAACTTCATGCGTCCCTCACGGGTCGTCGGGTGCGTCACCGTCCGCACCGCCAAGTCGTACCTCAGCACACACTGAGGCCGGGCCAAGTCTCCGAGCAGGTCGATGCTCCATGGCCCTGAAGCCGCGCCGCATCCCGTTAAGGAAGCAGCGGGTGGTTTAGCGCCGGGTCTGGTCGACGTGAGGGGGACACGGTCGACAAGGGGGCAACAGACCCGGCGTGGTTCAGTTTGCGGATGCGGTCTTGTTCGCTGCCGCCGCTTCACGCCCCGCCATCACGATTCGATTCAGCATGACGACAGACGCGAGCATGAGTTGATCGGTGCGGATCTGCGGGAGCATCGCCTTCGCGGTGTAGCCCGCGTCGCAGAGCATGTTGATCAGGCCCGTCGCGGTCGTCTGCGCGATCGCCTTCTCTTCGGGTGTGAGGTTGAGCGATTCGATCTCGCCGACTAGGAGGGGCTTGTGCTTCTTGCATGCGGACGCGACTTCTTGCGAGAGGGTTTTCTTTTCTGCCTCAATTACGCCCATTGATCGTTCAAAATCTGACATCGTTACTCCTTAGAAAGTTGTTTGATCGCGGCGTCTCGAATCGCGGCGAATGGGATTCTGGCGCGGACAAGGTCGGCATGTTGCTTGCGTGCTTTTGAGCGGGCGTCGGCGGCTCGGGCGGCGGCGTAGGCGGCGTCGGCGGCGGCGTAGGCGGCGTAGGCGGCGGCGTAGGCGTAGGCGGCGTAGGCGGCGGCGTAGGCGGCGTCGTAGGCGGCGGCGGCGTCGTAGGCGGCGGCGCGTGCCTCTCTCACCTGCTCAATCGTCGCCTTCCCTTCACACCACGCCTCAGTGACTTCGATGCACTTCACTGGCCGTGTCTCGCCAGTCGGGACAAACCTCAGTGCCGCCCGAGCACAGTCGCACGCGGCACGCACGAGTAGCCCGCGGTCGATGTCGATCTTCGCGCCCAGCCACAGCAGCCAGTCGCCGCGCTCGCACGAGTCCCACACCTGCTGCAGCGACTTTCCATCGGCGGCATGTCGTGCTTCGCTGCACGCGCCGAGCTTGGCGAGTAGTCGCTGGTAGTCGGCGGCGTCGATTTCGGTTTCTGTCGCGGACATGACGTGTTCCCTTCGAAATGAGTTGGTTTACTACAAGGTGTTTAAAGTCGCGTACGCATCTCGCGTTTCCCTTGCGACGCGGTTGAACGCCTCTGCTGCTTGCTCCTGCTTTCCTTGAACCCCGGAGTCCTCGCCAGAGGGTCGTTACCGTGCCACAGATGGCGCGGGTTGTTGAGTTGCGTCTTGCCCCGTTGGAGTTGGGGCGGATGTGTCGTCGCCTGTCTCCCCGCCGAAGTGCTGCCGGATAGCCGCCTCTGCGGTGTCAGGCGTCTCTCCGTAGACGGTGATGTTCTTGCTTGGGAACTCCCGGTCAGGGTCCATGATGTTGATGTAAACTCGTTTTGGACGGTTGATTGGCATAGGTTTACCTTTAACGTTCTACAAAATACATCGACACTTTCGTTATGCAACTGCAATCCAAAAACGGATTGCAATAAAAATGTCCTATAACACTGCAAGGTCTTTGTCGTAAAAGGTTTGTGAGTTCACATTTTTTTGGGATAGTCCGCAAATTGAAAGGCGGGTGGCTGATGAAGTGGGAAGTATCAGGCGCGTGGAAAGCAGACGGGGCCGAGGGGTCGATGAGCGTTGAGGCACCCAATCAGCGCGCGGCTGAAGCCATCGCATCGCAGCGAGGCATGATGGTAGAGCAGGCGATTCCCCAGCCAGCGCACGCGATCGTGATGCCGCCGCCCATCCCGTCGTCTGGAAACGACTACAAGGCTTTCAGGCGTCTCGCGGGGATCGGGTTTCTCGTCACAGCGCCCGTCGTCGCGTTCAACGGTGATCCGCTGCTGTCAATGTTCGCGACAGGCTGCGGGCTCGTGTGGTTCATCATGGCAATCGCTCAACGATGAAACGAAAAAAGCCCGGTATCTGGAATCAGAACCGGAACTTCAGCGAACGGGAGCTTAGCCGGTCGAAGTTCGGACGGCACCGTATCGCGTGTTTCGATTCGCGATGGAGCATGTCCCTTATGGCTCTGGGCCGCGACTTGCCGAGCCAGTGAGCGATTGCCGCCTCCTGCGCCGCGTCTTCGCGAAGATGCTTCGGTATGCGTTCCATACCCATTACTTACAACGTCGGTGCGGCGGCTGGCTGTTGCGTCTCGATTTCTTTTCCCCATTCTCGCCGGCACAAGCCACGGAACAAGGTAGCCGAGTCCATGCCCAGCTGTGTCGAGGCTCTGATGGCGATGGTCCGCTTCGCCTCGTCAATCCAGTAGGCACACTGCAACTGGACGGCGTTGTCCCCGTGCAATGCTTCCAGGCATACGAGGGCGAGCTGTAGCGTCGCCTCGACTTCAATTAGGTCCAGTTCGGCGGGAACCACGAAGGTGATCTTTTGCATAGCGTATTCTCCTACTGTTGACCTATGCCGACATCCGGCAACGTGTCCGGTCAAAACTCATAGACCGGAAATCGGGAGAGAATGGCCGCCGCGCATCGGAAATCGGGAACACAAACGCAAAAAGCCCGGCTCATCGCCGGGCTATCTCGTCTGGGTTGTCACTTGCCTATCCATTCATCTTTGATTCGCTCATACATTTCGCGCGGCACCTTGAACCGCGAGCCCACGAGCGGGCATTTCTGAATCTGTTCCCACACCGCGACGGGCCATTCCCTGAACTTGTGAAAGCACACGTCAACCGTCTCGGGCTCGCGTGCCGCCTTCGCCTTCCGCACCACCAGGGGCTGAGGGGTCGAGTGGTCCCAGAGCCCATCAGGACATCGGCCGACGCTCATCGGCACCATCTTCCCCTCACAGACCACGCTCGAGGGGTTGAGCGTTTTCCACCTGGGGCATGTCTCGCAGTGCTGCCGCGCGTCTGCAATCAGGTCGTCCCTAGTCATCCCACTCCACGAGCAGCCCGTTCGCGTGTGGCTCCGAGTCCACGTCGTCATTCACCTCAAAGTCAACGGTGTTGATGCCCGTCGTGAACCATGCCGCGTCGAGCGTGAAGTCATGCTTCAACTCGTGCGAGTCCACGCCGGTCGGAGTTGGCGTCGTGACGCGCAGAGTCCCATTGATGTAAATCGCGAGCGTCTGATTGTCGCTGCTGACGTTGCCGGTGATGTCATCGGCGAGCGTGCCTTCGACCGTGATGGTCGTCCGGTATCTGCGGATGCCGCCGTAATAGCTGCCGTGTTCGTCGATGCCAATCCACGCCGCATCAGCCACGGGTGTCGCGTAGTACACAAGGAAGGAGTTGTCTGTCTGCACCACAGCCGGAACGAACACGCCTGACTCGTTCGCGTTCTCTACGGTCCAGTGCAGATCGCTTCCGAACTCGTCCGATTCTTCGCCCGTGTTCCACGCTTTGAAGCCTTCGCAGAAGTAATCGGGGTCGCCGGTTTCGCGGTCGGTTTCTGTGAACGTGAACGAATGCTCGGTGAACTGATTCGCGTATCCGAGCGGCGCCGCGTCGTAGCTGCCCAAATCGCCGGCCGTGACGGGGTGGCCGACGCCGTACCAGATGTCATACCCGCCGCTGCCGATGTACTGATCGCGAGAGGCCGAAGCACTCGACGCGCCGGTCAGCGTGATGTCGTACGGGTTGAGCGCTTGGCAGACGGTGGGTGAGCCGATCGGGCAATCGCCCGCGAACTTGACGTAGTAGGTCATCCGCCCCGTCGAGCCGATCGTGAGTTGCCACAGCGAAGGCCCGAGCCAGCGCAGCGAGACAGCAACAGACGACGAACCCGACGAAGGATGAACCAGTGTCGCGGTCGCGCTCGTGCCGTTGGTTTCCCATGCCCCCTGATACCACGAGCATTCGGGCACGCCGACCATGACGAGTCGGCCGCTGATCGTTGCATCGTCGTCGCCGTCAACGTCCGAGATGGTGCCACTGAAATTGAGATAGCGCGGGCAATCGCGAAAGCCCACTTCACGCTCCGTCCACGTCCCGGTGTCCAATGACATCGTGACGTTTCCAGTGGGACACGAGCCGCTTGCCCATGCGTCGGTGTTGCTCGATTGGGGAGTTGCCGGGATCGCGGGGAACGTGCCGCCATTCGTCGGGATGAATCCGCCGCTTGAGGGTCCGCCGCCAGCGGTCCTGATCTCCGCGAGCCCGTCGCCCGGTGTCGCGTCCGAGTCCTCCACCGCGAACGTGTCGCCGTCCCCGTCGCAGATCGTCGCAATGGTGTCGCTGAGTCCGAACACGGTTCCGGCCGCGTACATCGCCCGCGTCTTCGTGGTGATCGATCCTCCGTATTGCTCGGCCACCTTCGTGTGGTCGTTCACGCCGTCAACGTATTCATTGCTCCGAGCCCAGCCGTCGAGCCGGTTCATCGACCAGGTGTAGCCGCGGATGATCGTGTAGTTGACCGAATAGGAGAACTTGTTCGAGCCGGGGATATAGGCGCGGCCGACCGAGAATTGAATCACTTCGTACTCAACCAGCGTGTCGACGATGTTCTGCTCAAAGTCGTATGCGGTGATCGTCTCGGTAACGGTGTAGTCGCCGGGGTACGCCGGTGGCGTGACTTCGGGCCCGACAACCCATGTCCCTTTGGCGCGCGTCTGCGGATTGACCGAACTGGAAAACGTGACGCCCGTTCCGCCCGTCGCATCAAACGTGTTCGACACGCCGCCGACTGTGATCGTCAGTTTATATCCGGTGTAACCAGCAGACATCACCGGGCTTCGGAACGCCTCGTGGTCCACCGCCGCAAAGCTGACCGTGTAGCTCGCGTCAATGATCGGGTCCAGCGTCGAGGCCGCTACCGTGCCGTAGCCGTTGCCCGCGATCGTGCCGCCTGAGTTGCTGTAGAACTCATACGGGTGGGTTGTGAAGTAGGGGTCGTCACTGTCGTCCACGGACTGAGAGCCCGAGACGCTGACGCTGTCGAGGTGGGGGAGAACGAAACTCTTCCCGGTGCAGAGCGTGTTGGAACCGCCGCAGCCGGTGTTATCGACGCACGGGGTGCAACATCGTTTTCGGGAAGCGCTCATGAGGGGGAGGCAGGCGGCAGGGAGCTAGCAGACGATGTCGTTGGTGCGGTCGAAGAGAAAGACGCGCACGTTGTTTCGGATCTCGGGCCATGCTCGGACGATCGAACCCGTCGCAATCACGAGCAGCGAAGAGATGCCCGACATGCCACCGAGCGAGATCGATTCGAAGGTATTGCGCAGGTCAAACTGAGTCGTGTCTACAGTCTTCACTAACCCCGTGAGTGATGAGGTATCGCCCGACTTCATCACGCGGCCCTTGTAGTTCCATTGGTTCGTCCCGACTGATGAGGCGGACTGAATCTCAAACCAGAAAGAACCGTCCGCATTCGGGGTGACGCCTTTGGGCAGTTGCTGCGCCGGGGTTTCGTTGCGCGTCGGCTGCGCCTGCGCGATGAGCGTTTGCAGGTTGGGCTTGAGGGATGCCCATGCCTTCACGATCTCGCGCAGGATCAATGCCTGCTCTTGTGTGACGTAGAGGGGCTGAGACTTCATCAGAGGGGAAGCGGATTAGGTGGGGAGGAGAGCGTGAAAAGGTCGGTCCAATCCAAGCGCGGGTAGTCTTGGAAGAGCCACATCGGGTTCGTGGTGGTCGAGTATGGCGACTCGGTCGCTTCCATGCCGGTCGCGTAGCTGCCGCCGATGAGCCATTGCGTCGCGTCCGGGTTGAAGTAGGGATCGAAAATCCGTTTGCCTTCAAAGTCGCGGACGTAGATTTGTGCCTCGGTCGCAGGTCGATCGACAGGGAGTCCGGTGCCGTCGAGTTGCACGTCATCCGCATCGCCCAGAACGTGGTTCCCAGCGCTCGCCGCAGTGGTCCCCGTCGCGTAACAGAATCGCCCGCGCACGGGCTTGGACGTGGTCGGGTCGATATACCAACCACGATTACCTATATCGAGCCGATGCGAGTCGAAGGGGTAGCCGCTGATTGGCGGGTCTGATGGGTGAGCGGGCTCGCGAGCGCGCTCATCAACTGCAACCTCAATCGCGTATTCCATGAGCAGGTAATCCGCGTCGCCTTCGAATCCGCCCGAGGGTTTGATGCCCAGGCAACACGCTTCGCCGGGTGCAATGACGACAGGCCCGAGACTGATCTGATTCGCGTTGACCGTGTTCCCAAACTTGTTGCACTTCGCCAGATCCCAAAAGCGTTCATAGCGCGTGCCGACCAGCACGATGCGCCGATACTTCTTCGGAGTGGGTGGGAAGAAGTCACCCGCGGAGTTCTTTTTCGGCCGGCGCTTTACGTCGACTTCGCTCGGACGTTCGATGTACGACTCTTGGACCGTCCATTGAAAGGGCCGAAGAAGCGGATCATCACCGGGGTCGGGGAAGTTGCCAGAGCCGGGAATCGCGTAGGTGAGCACCGCGAGCCATTGGGTCGGCCCGTTGAAACTGCTGAATTGAATGTCTCGCCGCTTGTAGCGCGGGTCTTCCGAGAGCGCCGCGTTGCGAGCAGGCAGGCCGGGAGCGGTCGCAGCCTCTGCACGGTTCGCCGCATCGACGATGTGATAAGCGTCGGTGTAGACCTTGTTACCGTTGGCGTCTTCGCCCACGGCTTTCTTCGACCACATTTGAGAGACGATTGCTGCCATGGTTTAAAGGCTGATGCCGCCCGTGAGAGAGCCGAGCGCGTTCTGCCCGATGAGTTGGGTAAGCTTCTTGAGTTCGTCCGCAGTGATCTTGGTGTTCTCTGCCGTCTTGCGGTTGAAGTCCTCGATTGACTTGGACTGATTGAAGAATCCGGTTTGCCCGCGGCCGTCGAAGTTGGAGGTTCGGGCGCCTTGCTGGGTTTCGAATCCGCGAATACGGGCCGCGTCTTCACGCTCGCGAGCCGCGGTCTGCTGTTGCATCCGGGCCGCCGCGATCTGTTCGTTCGCGTCGCGAATCCGCCGTTCGATCTCCGTCCCCGCCCTTGCGTTGATCGCCCGCTCGCGGATGTCGGACCCAATCTGTTCGGTGCCGATCGCACCCTGCAACGCCCGGATACGCTCTGCGCGGCCGGTGGGAGAGAAACTCGGATCATTCCGCACGTCTTCAATCTGCGCCTGAATGTCCTGAATCGTTTCCTTTGTGCGGTCTCGCAGCCGCTGGATCTCGCCGCGTGGCCCTTCCATCAGTTCGCCGATGAGCCCTGCGCGGGATCGATCCTGATTGGCGTAAATCTTCTGCGTCTCGCGGGCTTCGTCCAGGAGTTGCTTCGCGTACTCCTGCTGCCTCTTGATCTTGTCCGCGAGCGCCTTTGCTTCCTGATCTGCGCGTTCGCGGTCGAGTGTTGCGAGCTTCTGATTCGTGTCTGCCTTGATCGCGAGTTCGTCGTTCGCGAACCGCTTTTCCTCCTCTACGCTGATGCCGCCATTGTTAGCCGCCCACTTCCGCCTCCGATCCATGATCTCTTCGAGCTTGGCGTTCTGATCCGTTTCGATCTTCTGCCGCTCGCTCATGCCCAGTCGCGCGATGCGGTTCGATTCCTCCTGATCCTTTTTGTTGTCCTCAATCTGTTTGCGGATGATCCTCGTACGCGCGTCGAGTGCGTCGGATTGTTGTTGAGCTGAGTCATCTCTGCCTAGTTCGTTTCCAACGCCGCCGAGAGCCGAAAAGATACCGATGCCAGACGCCGCCTTACCAACCAGCATTGCACGCCGGCCAGCCGTAGCGGTGTCGAGCCCGACCATTGCCGCCGTTGCTCTTGCCAGTCCAGTCGTCAGAGAATCGACGCCGGCGCGAACGCTGCTGAAGATCGGTAGCTTCGACCCAATTCTGTCGAGCGCGTCCGCAAAGCCATCTCCCTTGTCTACCGCCTCATTCAACCCATCGCCAAGCATCTTCGCCGTGCGGCTTGCGCCTTCGACCACCGCGAGCCCGACGCCGATCTTGCCGATCGTACCCAGGCCCTTATCCATGCCCTCAAACACGTCCGAGAGTTCACGGAAGATGCCGACGCCGCTGATCTTGCCGAGCGTCTTGAGCTTCTTATCGAGCCCGTCGACGCGCCGATCTACCTTGCCCAGCGCATCGGTTGCCCCTGCATCTTGGGCGCCCAGGATGAGCGTCAGTTTCTTTTTGATTTCGTCGAACATGCTTAGGTGTCTTGCTTACGGATGTCCGCGAGGGATTGATTCCAGCACCGCAACGCCTGCCGAAAGTTGTCCGCCTGATCCAGCACGCCGCCCGCTACGGGCCAGTCATGCTTTTCCGCGAACTGCAGGAGTTCGATCAGGTCGGCCACGTCTCGGCCTATCCACTTGTGCGGGCAATCGGTGATCGTGACAGGGGGACGGCCGTTCTCGTCGTCGCGCAGAATCAGGGGGCTGGATTCGTCGGGTTTGTCGCTGCAACCGCCGACGCATCCTGCGCAGATTTGGCCGGTGTAAATCGAAGCAGCGACGAAGATTTTCCCCGGTCGATCTCCGACAGGTCGAGAACGTCCCGATAGTTGACCGCGAGGGTCGCGAGTTCGCGCGGGGTGAGTTTGTCGAGGACTTCGTCAGGGTTCACGATGCCCATGCGAATCGCCTCTTCGCACGCCTCGCTCACGCCTTCGTCCTCGGGGAACTTCCCGATCACCTTGTCCTCGAGCAGCGCGTTCAACTTCTTTCGTTCACGCCAAGTGAGGAAGCGGGCTTTGAGCGGGATCGTTTTCCCGGTGACGGTCTGCGCGTCAAACTCTACGGTTGCGGTGGGGTCTGCTGAAATGCTCATGGGTTGGATTAGAGGAATGAAATCGTCGGGCCGGTGTCGTCGTTGAAATCGAGGTTGAGGCCGCGGGTAACAAGCCGGCCGCGTTCGCCCCAGCTTGGAGCGCTCGAATGCGTCGCCTTGCTCGCGTTGATGTCAATCGCGGTACCGCCTGTGCCGCTGCCCATCTTGAGCTGCACCGCACGTTCTGCGTTGGCGGTCCAGTCGCCGTCGAAGTCGATCACGCTCATGGCTTCGCCGTAGGGCTCGCAAGTCATGATCGGATTGAAGTCGCTGACACAGAACTGCCGGAATCCGTCTGTCGATGCATCCTCGATCGGCTGCACCACTTGGCCCCAATCGATCACGCCGGATGGGCCAGTGAGCGTTACCGCGCCGCTGCCGTTGTGATACGTGAAGACGGTCGCGCCCAGGAGCGGCTGAGTCGTGACGAGCGTAGGCGAAATGTTCGACGTTTCCGCGACAGGGTTTGCGATGCCCGTAAACGTGAAGTTGAAATAGCTGATGCCGCCCGCGTTGTACGTGAGCCGCACCGCGCCGGCCGCACCATGGATCAGGCGATACTGCCCATCGATGAACGATTTGAGGGTGAGCGTCTTCTGGTTGGCATAGACGCGGGTGTAGGTGTAGACGCCTGCGGATGCGGCAAAGCCACACGCAGGCAGGTACAGCGCCGCCCACGCAGGATCACCCGCCGAGCCCAGACCCATCGCTTCGACGTCGAAAGACATCTGCGCAATGAGCGGACCACGCCGGCCTTTGAGCTTACCGCCGCTCACGTTCTCTCGCCGAGTGTATGTCGTGTTCTCGGTGTAGGTGAGATTGAACACGGGAACGGTTGCCTCTGCGGCGGTGATCGCTTCGGCAGTGCCCGCGGTCGTTTCGATCTTGGCGCCCAGCACGCGCAGGCGGTTGCATTTGTAAGCCATTGGGAATCTCCGATTAAGTCAGTGAATAGGGGTTGGTCGCGGAGCAAAAGAAGTTCACATCGACGATGAGGTCCGCGCCGGGGATCGCTTCCTCGAATCCGAACTTGGGCGCCGTGATGATGGAGTCAGCCGCGAGCCCGCCCCATTGCCGGTTTGCTTCGATGACCTTCGTGATGTCCGCGAGCGCCCGCGCTTGGATCGCATCGGGTGGAATCGTGTCGCGAGCCGATGCCCGCAGTGTCACGAACACGCCCACGAGCATGTTGTAAAACGCCCTGTCACCGAACCCCGATGAATAGTCGCGGGTGGGAGCACGGGAGACGACTTCGATAAAGGCGTCCTTGTTGTCGCTGATGGTGGGATTGCCAGCCACTTGGACGCGCTCGACGCCGACCGACACGTTGTAGGTCGGACGCTGAATCGTCTTCAGTTCGGTCACGATCGCTTGCACGATCTGTTCGCCGATGGTTTCAGTGATTGGCATTTAGTCTTGGTCCGTTTCGCCCAGGAGCGCGGGGAGCGACTTGATGCGGCCGTCAGTGAAGCGGGAGATTTGGTTTCCGAACTCTTCCCGAAACAGCTCGCCTAGGTTCTGCAGGAGGGGTGCGAGGACGTCGTCTTTCTTGACTCTCTGGAATGGCGTCGGGCCGGTGCGCTCTTCCATTGGAATGCGCCACATGATGCCCTTCGCGTTTTTCCCGATCTTGTATTTCTTGCCGCGATAGTCGTACGTCTGTCCCAATCGAGACGTGACATTCTTTCTGCGGGAGAAGATGCCGACGTGTGCGACAGCCTGCGCGAGCTGTGCTTTCGATGAGACGGATTCCTTGAAGGCGTGTCGCAGCGTCAACCGTGGCTTCTTCTTGTCGAGCTTGACCGTGATCCCTTTGGCCGTTTCGCTGTTGGGGAACTCCGCGAGCGGAATCGGCTTGTCTCTCGTGACGATCGATCCGGTCTGGGTCGATTTGTCGAAGGTCGCTTTGATCGCCGCGTCACTCGATTTCGGGTCGTCGATGAACTTCTTCCGGATCGGCAGGGCTTCGCGCACCACGTCGCCGGCCATCACTCGCCCTCTGCGGGTGGTGCGCTTTGTCGCCTGAAACATCGCCTGCCTGTATTGCTTCGGGTCGAGGACCGCCCGCACGGCGAGGACTTCGCGATCTAGTAGGCCGATTGAAACTTGCATTACGGGGCCGCGTTCTCGCGAAGGATGACCGTTACGATGAGCCCGGTTGGAAGCGTGCCGCCGCCCGCCGTGGCCACGATCACGAGCTCGAGGAAGTTGTCCGCGGAGTAGGTCGTCACGCTGAGCGAGCCCGCCTCGGACGTTCTCGCGGTGTTCGCGTTGTCGAGCGTGATCACGCCCGATAGGCAGGTGGTGCCGCCCTTCTTCAAGTCAACCGTCACCGTTGCCGCGCCGACTGCGGCTGCGATCGATGCCGCCTTGATGCTCACGATCGTTCCCGCGCCGTATGCGATGTGTAGGGGAATCGTCGCACTCGCCGCCGTGCCGTTCTGCGTGTACGACAACGCGAACTGATGTTCTAGCTTGGTCGCTGCGATCGCTGCCGTCGATGAAACGGATGCGTTTGTGACTGTCAGTGCAGACGGGGTGAGAGATCCGCCCGTGACGGTTCCGGTCACATGCAAGTCGCCTTGAATTACTGTTGGTGCAGCCATTGTGTTTGTCCTTTAGAGCAGCAGGATCCAGCCGCCCGCGTCCTGAGATTCGATGTCTTTGATCGCTCGCTGTTGAACTTCGCCGCCCGCCGTCGAGGCGATCTCGATCGTGTCGCCGGGGCTGTCCACGCTCGTGAGTTGGTCGACTCCGTCCTGATCGCAGCGGGAGATGTGGACTCGGATCACCGCCATGGGTGCCCCGGTGTTTTTGTCCATTGCCATCGCGTTGCGTTCGACGTTCGCGTTGAGGCGAATCCGCGGGCCGCCGCGCTTGCAGTAGGTCAGCCGTTCCATCCCGACCATTCCGTCCAGGTTGGAAAAGGCCATGCCGTCCGTGATTGCGTGTACGTCATCCATCAAGCCCATGGCGTGTTACCTCGATCCCCTGTCTGCCGAGCCATTCCCGCATCTGTTCGAAGTGCTGCTGCTCGCGTTCGAATCGCGTCGCGGAGTGGTCCGCGTCAACGCCCGCCCTGCCACCGATTCCGCTTTGCCCGATCGCCCAATCGCAGCCGTAGATGTCGATCGACGTCGCCCCGAGATGTGCGGCCAGAGCCATCGCACCGGGGAGTGTGAAGTAACTGCGGGCCGCGTTCGGAAACGGGTAGACGTCTTCGAATGTGACCGCGCCGGTTCGCCGGTTCTCGGCCCGCGTGAACAACTGCGGTTCGCCTTGAACCAGGTTGTCAATCGCGGAGATCAGCGGAGCGTCGAGGACTGCCCACCAGTCGCAGGCGAAACGAGTTGCCGCCCGGTTGACTGCAATTGATGCGTCGCACGTCGGAACATTCACGAGCCGCGAGAGACTGGGGCCAGGGCAGAGAATGCATGTCTGCATAGAGCGAGTTCGTAATCTTCCCGCGTGTCGATGTCCGTCGATTCAATCTCGGTCATCGCGTACAGGAACGGCTTTCGGCCAAAGAAGTATTGATTCGCCAACATCTGCCCGCGCGTCTGAATGAAGATGGCCCCGTTCTGAAACGCGATCGGTTTCAAGTCTCGGGCCGGTGCATGACGTGCCGCCCATGGGTCGTAATTGAACGGCTGGCCATCAATCCACGCATGACGTTGCACGAACTGCACGCTGCACAGACTGTCGAACTTCGGCGGGATCAGGTTCGAGTTGCGGTAAATATCTAACGCTTCGTCATAGGTTCGGGCCGACACGAGCGGGTTTGTCGGGTGAGCCCACAGGATGACATCGGACGCATCGCCGCCGACTTTCTCTGCCAGGTCCGCGAGCATCTCGTTTGCGGTGCATCGCGATTCGTCGCAGTGGTAGTCGTCTCGCTTGATCGCTTCCGCGCCGTGTGCCGACCCTTCCGCGAGGATCGAGTCATCATCGCTGCCGACGACAACCCGCGTCACAAGCCGACACGCCTTGAGGGTGTCGATCTTGTGCCCGATCAGGGTGGTCCCCGCGAACGGGAGGAGCGCCTTGCCTGGTAGGCGAACGCTGCCGCCTCGGGCTGCGACTATGGCTGTGACGTTCATTGCTTCCAAAGGATCAACTGATTCTCTGCCCTGACTTCACGTCGCGGGCTGCTGTCGCCTGCAAAGAACTCTTCAACCGCCCGCGTCACGCCCTCGCAGAATCGCCAGTGCCAGTCGTCGAGCACCAACGCGCCGCCCGTGCTGAGCCGGGGCCAGAAGTAACGCAGGCCGTCCAGCGTGCTCTGGTACAAGTCCGCGTCGAGATGCACGACAGAGAACACATCGCCGGCCGCTGTCGCCGGGAAGAGCCCAGGATGAAAGACGACGTTGTGACAGTCCGCGAGATGCCGCTGCACGTCCGCGAGAGAACACGCGAACTCGCCGGGCTCGTGGAATGCGTCCGCTTCGTCATGCTGCGGGATGCCTTCGAAGGTATCGAAGAGCCGCACCGTCTTGTGCGGTGAATGCAGCGACATCACTTTCGCAACGCCGCCACGGTAGACGCCTAGCTCCGCAAGATCGCCGCTCACGTCCCGCGCCACGTCGAGGACGTGCCGGAGCGCTGCGAGCTTGGAATCGTTGAGGAGGGTGTGAGACTTCATTTGCCCAGGAGCCGCTTCGCGTGAAACTCCTGCAGTGTTCCCTGGTGAATCACCTTGCCGGACTTGTCTTTGATCTCGACAGGCACTTCGTTGTCGAACTTGCGGACATACTCTTCCTGCAGTGATCGCTTGCCCTTGTTGGCTTCCGCCTTTTCGGCAAGCCAAAGGTCGCGGTGCACTTCGGCCTTCTTTTCAAATGCTTCCTGCTGTTCTTTGCTGCGCGGGGTGCCGTTGGGGACGTAGGACTTTTTGAGCAGCCCGGCATATTCAGATTTCAGTTTTTCGATCTCAGATGCCATTGTTGCGTACCTCGTAAACATGCGCTGGCCCGAGCGATCCCAGGCCAGCGCAATGGGGTTGTTAAGAAAGCGTGACCTGAACGCTCTTCTGCCACATTCCATAGCCGACACCGCGTACGGCAGAGACGCCGAACAGGTGACGACGATTCTTGAACTCTTCCTCAGAGCCGGGGCCGATCAACTGCGTCTGCACGCCCTGCTCTTCCTGCAGGATGATCGGGGCATAGGTCGAGTTCGGAGCGCCGGCGAAGAAGCGGATCTTATCGGTAGCCGTCAATCGCGTGTTGAGGATGACGGTGAACGATACGCCGAGCCCGCGCACAGGGTTGTCGGTCGCTTGCGTCAACATGTTCAGGGTCACAGCGCTTCGGAACGCTGATGCCTGCGTGTGCTTCGACACCATGATAACGACATTTGTGATGTCCTGATTGATCGGCTCGCCCTGATCGTCGGTCAGGGTCTGCATGTAAGCCAGGACTTCATTGATGATGTTCGCGGCCTCGGTCGCGGTTGGCGCGGCAGGGGTCGTCACGTTCGCCGACGGGACTTCCGTAGCCGTCACGTTGTTGCTTTGGTTCGATCCGGATTCGTTGTGATCTGTGTCGAACATGTACTGGCCGTCGTAAGCCAGACCATTGGTAGCGGCGTCTGCCGTGTTGATGAGCGGCGAGACAATCAGATTCCAGTGAGTGGCGGTGCGTGTTGCCACGTCACCGATTCGCTCCCTGATCTGACTCGTCTTGTCACGGCGTAGGTCATCGACGCTGATCGGCAGGGTGTACTCGTATGGGAAGTTCCGAACCGTTTGGCTGTACTTCTTCAACACTTCCTCGTGTCGGGCGCTCACCCACCGGCGCATCGTTCCGACCTGTCCGAGCCATCCGTATTCCTCGGTTTCTCGGGTAGAAGGAACGATCTTGCCGAGCATTGGTGCCCAGACCTTTTCCATTGCCGCTTCAAGCTGCGGAAAGAAGTCCGCAACCAGGTCACGGGAGTCCAGTCCCGTTCCCGTCGTGTAGAGATTGCCTTGTGGCATAGTTTTTTACCTCAGTGAATAGTTGGGTTGGAGAAAAGAACTTAGATCGAACGCTTGTAGGTGGCCTCGAACTCGACCATGCAGGTCGTTCCGGTGATCCACCGGACAATCTTTCCGATCGCCGTGTTGCTGGTAGATGCCTTCGTGAAAGTGTCGTCGTCGCTGGCGTACACTGTGTCGCCGACGTCCGCCGTGCTGCTGACGGTGGTTACCGCGAGCTTCACGGTTCCACGAGTGCGAAGCTTGATAAGTTTCGCCGACGCTGCACCTGCACTGTTGTCACAGTTCTCGATGCAGAATCCTAAGAAGTTGTCGCCCGCCACGAGCGGCCGGCCGGTGCCAGTGCTGGAGCTTTCGCCCACTGCCGCGCCGGCATAGATGATGTCGGATGCGATAGCGGGAACCTCGTTGTATGCCGGATCGCCGCCGTTGAGTTCGAATACGCGTGGCTTGTCAACTGCAAGAGTTGCCATGTTTGTTACCTCAGTCGATTGTTATTGGTTGAGAAAGTTTGAGCTGACAGGGTTGATTACGTGGAGAGGTTCGAAGCGCGGAATCGGCCAGAGAGTTCGGCATCTCGAATCGACACATATCGATCCTTCGTGCTGAACTTTGACTGACACCCTTCCGCGTTGTTGTCCCACTCCCATGCGGCCAGCGCCTTCGGGTCGCGCTGATCGGGCTTGGCCACGGCTTCCGCTGCCACCGTCGCCGGAGCCAGGGGAATCGCGCCGGGGTGCCCAGCGTTGGAGTTTGGAGCGGTGACGATGCCCTTTGAGACAGTCGCCGCCACCGTGCTCACAGCTTCCTTGTCTTTGCGAAGCTGTTCGTTTTCGAGTTGCAGAACGTCCGCGTAATCGGCTTTGGCTGCCTGCGGGTCTGCACCCTTTTCGATCTGTGCCTTGATGAAGTCGGAGCGGCCGGGGAATGCGGAGAACAGAGCCAGCACGCGCTGACGTTCCTGATTCGCACCCTCGGTGGTTCCTTCGGCTTTGCCGGCCTTGTGGCCCTGCGCGATCAGATTCTTCACGGTCTGATCTTCTGGGTTCTCAGCGGCAAACGCTGCGAATTGGTTGGGGTTCATGTTTTTGTTTTCCTTAATGACGGACTCGATCGAATCGACGAGCCCGAGAGTTTTGGCGGAGCTTGCAATGTGAACGCGCCCATCCGCCAATTCGCGGGCGCGGGTTTGTTTCAGTCCTCGACCCTTCGCGACGTCCGCGATAAACAGGTCGTTTAGTTCCATCACTTCGCGTTTGACGTCGGCCTTGAGTTCGGGAGTGATCCGGCCATCGGCGCCGGCGCCCTTCAATCCGCCACTGCTCACGAGAATGAGTTGATAGCCGGTGTCGTCCTGCAGCTTCGACGTGTCAGCCAGCACGGTGTAGGTGCCGATTGCCCCGATCTGACTGTCCCGGTTCGCGACGATCGAATCCGCCTGAGACGCCGCACGGTATGCAGCCGACGCCACGAGCCCACCGCAGCGCGCTTCGATGTCCTTTTTGCAGCCTGCGATTGCCTGCGCGAGCATCCCGCCCGCGGTCGCGAGTCCGCCAGGTGAATCGACGTAGAGGCTGATCGAGTTCACTTCGGGGTCTGCTTCTGCTTGCTCGAGCTTTTCGATGATGCACTTCGCGGGGCAGAGCCCGAAGAAGTCGTCGAGCCACGGTTCGGAGGGGTAGTCCGTGACGATGCCGACAATCTCGATACACGCGACGCCGTCTTCGACTTCGTAGGGCTTGTCGCCGGGCCGGGGTTCGCCGCGTGGAATGTCTGCGAGCTTGGTGGCGTTCACCCGCGCGACAAAGGATTCGAGCGAAGGCCGGTGCATCTGCCAGTGGCCCGCAAGGTTGTTGAGACTGTGACTCATGGGTTTTCTCGGTTGTGCTCTGGCAGCATCGCAAGCAGGCGACTCACCGCGCTCGGCTTCTTCGTCGGGTCGGGCTGGGGGTTGTCTTCTGGGTTGGGTGCGTTCGGGTCGGTTGGTCCGCCCGGTTGGGGCGGTGCCGCTTTCGGTGCGTCAACAGGTAGGCCGCTGTCTGTCATCAACTTCCGGTCGTCCGCGTTCTGCTTGCAGAGGTCGGAGAACCGATAGCCCAGACTGCGGGCCACGAACGTGCGAGCATCCACGCCCAATTCGATCGCGGCTGCGGCTGCGGCGATTTCCTTCACCGGGTCCACGAGTGCCAGCGGCTGCGGAATCCATTCATGCTTCCAGAAGAGATCCGGAACGGGATTCTTGAAGCGGTTATTCTTGACCGCCTTCGACAACGCCCACTGATAAATGCGCGACACGTATCGATCCGCGAACTCCATCTGCAGTTTGTCGGCCGTGCGCTGGATCTGCATTTTGATCGCACGCGAGACGGTGTAGTTGGCGCGACTCCAATCAAACAGCAACTGCTCGAGCGGCACGCCGAACGCCAGGCCCACAGGTCGAACGAACGCGGCCAGCGCTTCCGGGAAGCTCTGGTTGGGCATTCCGGGATTGAGCAACTTGGGCTCTTCGCCCGGCTTGCCGACCATGATCTGTCCGGGTTCGCCGTTGAGCACGCGCTGTGCTTCGCCTGCGCCATTGGTCACGGTCGACAGCGGAGCGATTGCCGCGGCCGGGTTATTCTTCGTGATGAAGATCGTGTACCACGTCGCGAGCCGTGACATGGTGACGGTGTCCTCGCAATAGCCGAGGATCATGTCAAACATCTCAAAGTTCGTGATGAACTTCGTCATGCCACGCACATCGCCGATGCGCAGGCGGTTGGCCAGGAACACAAAGTCTTTCGCATCCACATCGTGATAGGTCGGCTTGTAGTTCGTCGGGTCGATCGACTCGATCCAGAACTTCGCCGGCCGGCCGTTCGCGTTGAGCTCAACGCCATCGACCATCATCCCGCCCAGATACTTACCGGGTGGCGTCTTGATGTAATCGCCCTCGATCGCCTGCAGCCTGCCGTCTTCAAAGTCGATCTGAATGTCGCCAATGTCGCCGTCGCGGAGCATCGATTTGAAGATGATTGATTGACGCGCGTCGAAGTGATACACGCCCGCGGAATCGCTCTTCTTCTTCCAGTTCTCCCACCAGTCCGAGACTTCGTTATTGAACTCTGGCGAGTCGGTGCGGGGCTCGATCTGAATCCCGGTGCCGATCACGTTCTCGGTGCAACGCTCGAGAGCGCCGGCCGCGATCGGGTTCTTTCTTTCGAGCGAGCGGGCGCGGTCACGAGCCGATCGCTGATCCTCGCGTCGAGGAATGCGGGTTCCGGTCTGTGAATCGCTCGACTCCCACGTCCGACTTGTGCGCGCAGGCACCGTGCCGCGATAGCTCGCCAGCGCCTGCCGAGAGAGTTCCCGGCGCAGGGAGAGCCCCGGCGAAAGGTAGTTAATCGCGCGGTCTAAGAGTGTTGGCTTTGCCATTGAATTAGTTCGGATCGTTGAACTGCACGGAAACCATGCCGAGCGGAGAGGACGTGTCTTCGTATCCAAGTTGCTCGTCGCAGAACTTGATCGTCTCCATGCAATCTTTCGGCGTGTTGAACGCGAGAGACTTGCCGCCAATCGTTCGGCTCACTCCGAAGTTTCCAGTTGCCAAACACCACTTGGCCGCCCTGCGAATCTCTACATATGACGGCTCTTGAAGATCGTCGAAGTTGATTGCCATGATTCAGTGCCTTCCGCGCCAGCTCGTGGCGTAGTTCGCATCGGTCGTCTGCGGTTGAGCGGGTGGCTGCTCCTGCACTGCGGCCGGAGCGCCCATCGCGAACTGCCAGGCCGCGGCCACCTGCTGTTGTTCGCAGTCCCAATAGTGGTTGTTCTTTTCGAATCCCTGCCGTGGCTTCCACTCTTCAAATCCTTTGAGCGGGTCGAACACCTTCGCTTCGGCGGACATCTGATCGGCGTAGTTGTCGTCGATCGAGTTGTGAGGCATCCACCGCGAAGCGTCCGGGTCGTGTATCAGCCGGTGCAGTTGATCCTTTGAGGCTTGCGTGTCGATCATCCACAGCGTCACGCCGTGCGCTTTCTGGTAGCGCTGCATCACCATCCACATCTGCCGGGTGGGTCTGCCGTCGCTGCGGCTGTCATCCGATGCACCCTTCGTCGGGTGAATCCGTGCCGTGTCGAGCTGAGCAATCTGGTAGACCTCAAACGTTCGATCGCCGCCCGAGTCGATGAGCAGTTGCTGCGGTGAAACGGTGCCGTGTCTGTCCCACTGGTATTCCTTCTGCAGCGTGTTCGCGAGCAATTCTTCTCTGCTGTTCGCGATCCCGTAATCGACCAATTGCGAGCGGTATCCATGCGTCCAAGCGCGGGTGACGTAGTACCAGTAAGTCGCCTTGCCTTTGTCGCCCTGCGTGTCCGCAGTCGTGATCAGGATCGTGGCCCAGGAGGGGACCACCTTCGCCGGGCCGGCGCCTTCCGCCTTCGTGTGGAAGAGGCTCGGTTCCGTCTTGTCGCGCTGCTCTTCGAACGGCTGAGCTAGCCGCTGATTGACGAAGTCGCACAGCGCCTGCACGTCCTCTTGAGCGTTGAGCCATTCCTCTGCGAGCTGCGAGAACGTCACCCAGGGGCTGTACGTCGATGGGAGAAAGAACCCGATTCGGCGTGCTGTGACGTCGGGGCCGACAACTCGCCCGTCTCGCGTCACTGCCTGATCTTCTGAGGCCCAGATCCCGCGCCGCAACATCGGCGGTTTGTGGTGATCGCGGATCGCTTCTTTGCAGTGCTCGCATTCGTAATACGCGAGCGAGTCCGTCTTGATCTTTTCCGCCCGCTTCTTGCGGTCGGACTCATTCAGGTCGGGCCATTTGACGCCCTTCCAGTGCAGTTCCTGATAGCCGTTGCAGTGCGGGCATGGCACCCAATAGTGCATCTTCGCGGTGCACATCTCCCAGCGTTTCCAGATGTTCCCGCGCCGGGTCGTTGGCGTGCCGCCGATCACCTTCCGCGCTCGGCCCTTGCTCGCCGCTACCGTTAGTCGCTTCTCCGCTTTGGCCAGCGGATCGCCGCCCGTGCTCGAGAACATCGGGTACTCGTCGGGCTCTTCGCAGAACAGGAAGCGAATCGGCCGGGACTTGGTTCCGGTTTTGGAACCCGCCCAGACCATAAACAGAGACATCGTCGCGAACCTGATCCGGTGTTTCGTGTTGTCGCGTCGCTTGTCGCTGAGGTGCCGCCCGATCGCCGGGGTGTTCTTAATCAGCGGTTCGATGCGCTCGACTCGGAAGTCCTCGGCCGACTTCTGATCTGGCATCAGCACCATCGCCGGGCCGGGGTCGATGTCGATACAGAACCCCATCAGGTTCCGATTGAGGTCCGACCATCCAACCTGCGCACCCTTGAGGCAGACGATCTCTTCGACGTTCTTTGTGAACCAGTCGCAGACTTCCCGCCAATACGGTGTGCGGTCGAATGAGTACGGGCCGGGCTCGTCTGATTCCTCTGGACTGAGTACCCGATACTTCTCTGCCCACTCCGAAGGGGTCAGCCGCTCTTGCGGGTAGACCGTTCGCCAGAATGCCTTGGATGCAATTTTAACGCTGCAGAACTTCAATCAGTCTCTTCGGTTTCATCTGCGCGGCCCGCGTCGCTCATCGCTCGCAGCACGCCCAGGATCTTCGCTTCGCACTTCATCTGAAACTCGGCCGCCGCGCCCATGGGCATTCCGAGCGTCAAGGCGTCCGGAACGATCGAGCTCGCCAGGTTCTGCAGTTCGTTGCGGATGCGCTGGCCGATGCGGGTCCATTCTGCGGTGACGTCTGCGACGGGGATCAGCTTCCCGCGTTCGCGAGCCAAAGCTGTCTCGGCTTCGTCTGCCTGCGCCCTGAGCTTCCTCACTTCCGCGTCAAGCTTCTCTTCTCTGAGCTTGCTCGTCCGCGTGTCGCCGGCCTTTGGTTTTTCGGGGGCGCCGGGCTTGAGGTTGTCGGCACGCCATCGCTGGATTGCGGGGATCTGGCCGGGCTTCCACGGTCCCTTACCGAATGGCCAATCCTTTCGCCGGATGTATCCGCTCACCTGCGGTTGCTTACATCCCAATGCCTTCGCCAATGCTGTCTGGGTCGCTATCGCGGGGTGCCGCACGTAAGTCTATATCCTTTATATGGATGCGTTCGATATCCGGTTCACGCTGGGGAAATGGCAGGGATTTACC